GATCCTCTTATTATTTGTATGGTTGTCCTGATATCACCAAGGTGTAGATCAATAAGAAGCAACTCACTTTTGAACCTCTTTATTTTACAAAACCAAACTTTTATTAAATATTCATTGTTTATTTCACCCAAAACACAAAATACTAAAAATATTAACCAGTGGTGAACTTTTATTCTCTTTTTCTTCTCATTGTTGGGTAGGAAACTACTTGAACTGACTACGTGTATTTACCTTGTATTCATACTCTTGGACCCTGAGGGGTTTTCAAAGCGGAAAGGACTAGTAATCTAGAACGCCTAAGAGAGTCTACTCTGACACGGGAAACACTCAAGTACGGACTATCATGTAAATGCTATGATGCGTGGGCAGACTATCTCTGCAGTAATGGTCGATTGACCTGTCGTAAGCTACCACTGTTAGCAAACTAAGACACGTATTCATTGTGAACTGTTAGATTAATCCGGTTTAACAGTGTTGGCAACAACTCTTCAAAGGATTCTTTATTTTTATAATTTTATCATATGGTCACAACATAAGAATTTTCAATACAGCGATTTAGAAAGTTATTACAAAGCAAACAAAGAAACAAACAAACAAACAAAATGAATTCCAAAATCGATAAAAATATCTCAACCGCAAATTCTCCTCGCCCGCAGAAATCTTACACAGGACAAGGAGAAGCACAACGAAGACGCGTTTATCGCGATCACCTATTCTCACACAGACTCCATACTTTATCGAAGCTATATAAGGGTAGGCCGCTTCCGATTTTCGAATCATCTCACAGACTCATAAGAGTAACCGTTGACTACTTTGGCAACGAATTTGAACTTCTCATGTCACACGAAGACAAGTGGACCGAGCCATGGCTCAAGACCCTCCGCAAGTTTTCAAAGGCAATGGATTACCAATTTTCACTAGTAGGATCAGCAGTAGGAGCAATTTTTGGAGCATTCGGCATGTCAACATACATGTCTTCAGTATTCAATTCATTCTTCAAAGGCCTCACAGCCTCAGCCATCTCAACTATGTTGGCTATTGGAATTCTACTCAAAGCAACAGACACTTTCATTCAGTGCCAAGCCATGACACTCATTGTCACAAACCTAGGGATTGGATTTCACTTGCTTTCAACCATTGCATGGCCTTTGATGCCAACACGACTCATGTTTCAAGCTGACGACCAACGACCCTTTTCATGGGTCCCAAGCGCAATCGCTCTCCTACTAACAACTATTATGGGAGGAGCTTCTATTGCCCAATATTTGGGCATTTTCTCAAGAACAGCAACAATGGGATACACCATGGGCACGATTGTCGGACTACACAAGATCATCGGAGACAGCATCAAAGAACTGGTCCCTTACGTTTATAAATGTATTACAGGACGTGATTGGACCGTAGAAACACTCGCAACAAGTCTCACCTCTTTCACTGACTTCATTGCTTCCGTGGAAGATTTCGAACAGAATCGACTCGCAACACTTGAACATGATTGGAACGCACAACTTGAAGTCTATGACCTTCAGCAAAAATACAAGAACTTACAACTCGAAGCACAACGCCTAGGACTTGCAAAATCACTAACCCCAATCGTGCAAGCCTATTGGACCAAAATTTCATCATGGGTCAAACGAGTTGCAGCATCAGGAATTTTGCTCGCAGGCCATAGAGCCGAACCTCATTCAATTCTAATTTCAGGTAAGCCAGGAATGGGCAAAAGTTACATGGTCAACAGTCTAGTCAAAGACGTCGGAGGAGAAGATATTCCATGGGGAGAAATTCCCGGAGAAGGTATTGCAAACCACATCTACGCACGCAATCCCCAAGAGAAATACTGGGCCGGCTACCGAGGTCAATTTTGTACGCTATACGACGACTTTGGACAGATTGCTGATACAGAAGGATCACCGGACGTTGAATTTTGCGAAGTCATACAAGCAGTTGGCGACAATGCATTCAAAATACCAATGGCAGACATTGAAGAGAAAAACCGTGGCTACTTTAGAAGCCCAATGCTTATCGCTACCACCAATTTGAACAGATTCACCTCTGTGAATGTCAAGAGCATTCGCTCCCCCGAAGCACTTGCAAGGAGGTTCGACATTCATGTGGAGATCATCAAGATCGGCAAAGAACGCGCATATCAGCTCATGCAAGACAATGAACCAAAGAAAGTGGTTACCTACCCCGAACTAGTCAATCTCTGTAGATCATTCTACAGGATCAAGCAAAACAAATTCAAGGAACGCGCAGCCCAAGGAAGTGACAGAACGACAACGATTGAGCACGCATGTGTTGCAGACAAACTCAGCTTCGTTTCCGCGCCATCAAGCATTCAAGGAACCGAACTTCGACGAAGATACCACAACGCAGCACAACCAGACCACTCCTTTTGCCACCCAACTCTCCATTGCAGACAGACAACGCAAGGAATTTGGGATTGGATTTGGCCAGCATCGAACGACACCTACGAACACGAGATTCTCTTCGCCCACCTATTGTGGGATCCAAGGATTGAGAACTATTTCACTTGCGATCGCAAGATTGAAATCGACGAGACATTTGAAGAATTTCTGGACATCCACTCGACAATTGATCTGAACACCGACACCTGGAAGCGTTTTGGCATGAGAAACTTACCCCAATTTTGGGAAGACATGTCGCAAAACCACATGGACCTGCTACAGAAGAAATTCAAAGTGAAGAGCTCCAAGGCTCAATACAACATCATTGAAGGATTGCTACATTCCTCAACTGAAGACCTTGCTGAACTTGGCGTAATTCCAGGACCAACTCTCATCGCACACTGGTCAAAGATCATCCTCAATTCAATCAAGAAAGCATTCTCAACACTAGGAGGCATCTTCACAGACATCGTTTCGCACATTACGGACCTTGCTTTTCAAGCACCAGGCATTGTCATCGTCTTCATTTGTTTCGCACCACTCCTACTGGATCAGTGCATCACAGCAATTTCATCACTTCTGAGATCAGATAAAGCATATGAAAATCCAAAGGAAGATGACAAGCTCTTAGAAGAACTCCACAAACGCTACGAGACCAAGAAAGCAATGTCCCAATACCAATCAAGAGACATGAAAGGAGGACAGAAGAGCAACAAAACGAGATCTTTTCATATGACGAGAGAATCACGCGACACACAAGGAGCCCAGAAATCAAACAAGACCTCAAGCATTAAAATGCAGTTCGAGACCTTACCACCATGCGAATATTTGGAAGTCTACAACATCTTTGGAGCAAAATACCTTGGAATCAGGCAAGACATCATTGACTACGCTTGCAGAGAAGGAGGAGAAACCATTGCTGATTTAATCAAGATTGCTTACCTGCAATTTGCAGAAGTGCTAATTGAAGCATCAGCCGGAGGAGGATACACTGAAGAAACCTTGAACAGGAGACTAGTTGAATTCTACGTCCAAACTGCTAGCAAAACATCATACGAAGCAGCACTTGACTCACTAGACGCAACAAAGTCGGAGAAGAAAATGGTACTAGAAGGTGATAAACATCAAAACTTTCAAAAATGGTTAAACAACCAGGAATTCAAACTCCAGTACCAAGGTTCAGCAGATCAGAACGCAGATGGAATTGCCAAAGCGATAACTGGAAACATTCTCGACATTCGCGCAAGAGGTGCCTTAGGTAAAGCCTCCCAGATCTTTTTCATAACAGCAAGGATCGCTTGGTGCAACAAACACACGTACGAGTTGCTCAAGAACAATGATTTCACCATCACAAGGTATAAGAAAGACAACACCCCAGACCACCTGGACTTCCAATGGCAAGACTGCAAAGTAGTCACTCATCCAGAATTGGACATTGTGCTCATTCACTTTCCAAAGACATTGACACCATATCCAACAGTCATGAAACACATCATCACGGACAAAGATTTGGACTTCAAGATGTTACCAGCAGGCAGGATTGTCACAAGACGAGACGGAATCATCACTTACATCCAGAGCCCTTCACCTTCAGTGGTCGAGAAAGCTCAAGTGCAAGCAGGAGAAATTGTTCCAGCAAGCTCAGCGATCTGCTATACAAACATGAACACCATAGTAGGAGATTGTGGAGCCCCATTTTTCATTTTGGACCCAACTCGTCAGCGAAAGATTTGCGGATTGCACTTCCTAGGAAACAGTTTTGGAACAGGACAAGCCGTATTAGTCACACAAGAGCTATTACAGAGCATGATGGACGCAGGGGAATTCGAAGAAGATCTTCAATACCAACATTCATTCAGCGGACTGACAACGGACACCATTGTTGACCTCCCTCTTGGAGAGATACCAACACCATTTGAACCAACGAAGACCAAAGTAAGACATTCGATCATACATGGAGAAGTTAGCGAGGCAATCACAGCACCATCAATTTTGAGGATAACGCCACTTTGTGACCCAATGGAGAGAGGCGTGAAAGAACTACACAAAAAGAAGCACATAGTGCCCCAAAAGTTCATCGAACAAGCACAACAAGTTCTCACACGCTACACTTCAGGACCGATCCAAGTTGCAAGAACACTCACATTAGATGAAGCACTTTCAGGAAAAGGAATCATAGGCTTGGAGCCTATTGAGGTATCGACATCAGCAGGACTCCCACTCTGTATGGACCCGGATGCAAAAGGAAAACTCAAATGGATCAATCTCGAGCGAGAACCAACGGACGAATTCAGGAAAATCATGGACGACTTCATAGGCGAACTCAAGAGCGGCACTCTCACGGACATTCCAATCTTCAAGGAAACACTCAAGGACGAAAGAGTCAAGAAAGCGAAAGCAAACATCCACGACCCGACCAAGATCAAGACAAGACTATTCTCGGCCAGTCCACTGAAATTATTGGTGTCGTTACGGATGTACTATGGAGCCTTTATGGCACACGTTGTTCGAAATCAAATACGCAACACAAGTACAACCGGAACGAACCCACATGGCCCGGACTGGCAATTGATAGCCGATTGGCTACATGAAGTCTCAACGAAAGTCGATGACGGAGACTACTCTTGTTTTGACACGACACAACCAAGTGGCTTTTTGCAAGCAGTCTACGACGCAATCAGAGAGTGGTACAACATGAACGGAGGAACACCAGAAGACGACAAGATCAGGAGACAACTCGCAGACCTATGCATACACCCTTACAGGAGCGCAAGAGGAGTGGTCTACCGGACAAATGGTTCATTACCATCAGGACTATTTGGAACGACGCCTATCAACTCAGGAGTGAATCTCGTTGCTTTCTTCTATGCATTCAAGACCCTATACCCATGGGCTTCATCAGCAGATTTCCTCGAGAATGTACGAACTGTCACACACGGCGACGACGTTCTCTTTTCAGTCAGCGAAGAATACGACGGATTCACTTCAGAAAACATCGGACGAGCACTCAGCAACATAGGTATGATCTTCACACCAGCAGACAAAGGTGGAATAGCATCACACGCACGACCAATCGAAGAGACAACATTTCTCAAACGAGGCTTCAAGAAAATCGCAGGCATTTACCGTGCCCCACTTGACACCAAGAGTTCTTTGGAAATGGCGAACTGGATCACAAAAACGGCCGATCCAACCAAAGCAACAATTGACAATTGCGAAGCAGCATTTAGAGAACTTGCTATCTCAGAAGACGACCTCACGCTACAGAAACGGATACGAGATGCGGTTTACCGCGCGACCAACGGACGACACACATTACAACTGATCACGCAAGAGGAAGCTATTGCTTCCCTCTTCAAAAACTTCTGACGCCAAGACCCCTGCCTCGTAGAGTTTTCTAACTCGCCTCTACTTGGTAACGCTAGCATCAGAATGCAAGACAGAGTTATTTGGGCTCACATGATTGTAGAAACCCATCTTAAGACAATCGCTTCAAAAACACCAGCAACAGCACCAGCTGCACCGGCAGCAACACCAGCAGAACCCACTGCAAGAATGGCTAATGACCTAGCCAAAAAAGCATCAGCAGGTCTCGACTTGCTATCAACAAAGGTCGAAAATCTTTCGGGAAATTCATTTCTCGACACCGACAACGCAGAACCAAATTCAGCCGTTGAGAGACCACAAGGAATCACGACTTTCATCGACGGAGAAGACACCATGCAGGATCTGGCAACAGCAACTATGACAACACCAACTAGGAAACTGATGCCAACAAAAGACGCCGACACCGACTCAGTTGAGAAAATCCTTTCAAGACCAACATTTCTTTCAAATGTAACATGGTCATCCTCACAAACAATTGGAACAATCCTTGCCTACTACGATCTCCCAGAAGCAATCCTATCAGCTTCCGCCATCAAAACATGCAAGGCGCAGTACAATCAGTTCATGCGAGCAGATTTGGTCATCAGAGTCGAAGCATCCCCAGTCCAATTTCAAGCAGGACGACTCTGGATTGCTTTCGAGCCCTACAGAAACCAACGAGGATCAAGAAGAGTCTATGGATATCAACAGCAATTCACGGCTCTCCATGGCATTGCTTACGACCCATGCAAACCAAACCCAGTCGAGCTGAGAATTCCATTCTCAAGCATTGTCGCAGCATGGGACCTTCCTATCGGACAGTTTGGCTTCGGCTCAGTCCTGCTCTACGTGCTCTCACCTCTCAACTCGGCCTCGACCACATCAACGGTCACAGTCTCAGTTCAAGGTTGGTTCGAAAATGTCGCACTATCAGTGCCAACACAACAGGGCATACAAACCGGCCCAACTCGAATCGCCGCCAGAGAAATGGTTCACGGAGAACCCATGAAGTTTCAAGCTTCAGAAGAAGGCCTGGCACAGACACACAGGTTTTCAACAGCACTCTCAAGAATCGGAAGGGTTGCCACAACACTCGGCAATTTTCCCTTCCTGTCATCAGTCGCAATGCCAGTTGCACATTTTGCAAACGCGGCATCATCTTTTGCAGCCTACTTTGGTTTTGCAAAACCACCAGACGTGTCAGCACCGACAAAAATTCTCTCCCACAACAGATCAGCTTGGGTCAACTCAGATGGACCACTGCCACTTGTTGTGCTCGGAGACTCCACGCAGAACGCAATTGATCAGACAGACAGGTACTTTCCAAACCCGATTGACGAAATGGACATTGCCTACATCTGCTCAAACCCAGTTGTGACCAACCAATGGTCATGGACAACAGACAACACAGTCGGACAACTCATTTCCGTCCTTCCAGTACATCCAGGACTCTGCAACATTCTATCATCTGCAGGAACCTACACATTCGACACTTTCATCCCAACACCGATGGCTTATGTCGCTTCAATGTTCAAGTATTGGGGAGGCTCAATGAAATTCCGGATGGAGGCTGTCTCAACACCATTTCATGCAGGAAGACTTATGATTGCCTACGTTCCAGATTACGACCCACTGGGAGGCACGCTCTCGATCAATGATGTAGGTAACAACTACACAGTCCTCTGGGATATCACCGACTCATCCCAAATCGAGTTTGAGGTCCCCTACATGGCGAACACACCTTATCTTGACGTCTATCTAGATGATGCTTCATTTACAAACCTCAAAGGATCAGAAACTGGAACAACGCCAAGAAACAGGATCAGAAAAGTTCAGAACGGAGCAATCGTGGTCTTTGTCCTCAATCAATTGGTGACACCATCATCAGCAGCATCGACCATTTCAATCATCAATTGGGTTGCAGGAGGAAAAGACATCACCTTCGCGGAACCCGCTCTCGGCGCCTTCAGACCATCCGAAACCGCCGCTGCGAGAATTGACTACGCAGGAAAATGGTATGACGGGACAGATATGGCAGCAGTTCCAGGAACGACCCTACCAACAAGATCAGTGGACCAACTCGACACCATTGTCGAAAAATTCAACGAGCTCTCAATCAACGACGAAGAATTCTCCTACGAATTTTCACCAGCAGGACTGACATCAAAAGGACCAGATCAAAGAGCCGGCACAGGACCTCAACGCTTGCCGTACAACAACTTCATACCACCAAAGTATCTGGACCCCGTCGAAAGAGCAAAACTTGCTTTTGGAGAACCAATTCTCAACCTCAGGAAACTAACACGACGCCTGACTCCAGCCTATGCAATGTATCCACAAAACGTGACGACAGCAGGAGCATGGGGAGCAAACGCAACACCACCATCAGGACAACACGTTCTCTGCTTTGACCCAGACTACTTCGGAACAGCAGACGGATCAGACGACCCAGCGCTCTATAACAAACAGATCGCACCAGTTGTGGCAGGACAGACGAATTGGCTCACAGAACTCGACTCAGCTCTCTCGTTCATTTCACACCTCTATGTCTATTCAAGAGGATCGAGAGTCTATGGAGTTTCAGCACGACCAAACAAGAAGATCACAAGAGGATCGAGAGTCTATGGAGTTTCAGCACGACCAAACAAGAAGATCAACGGAGCAGCATTCTCAACGCTTTCGGATGAAGTCACCCTAAAAGGGGACCAGGCAACATTCGACATGAGACTGACACACCTCATCGAAGAGGACACGCCACCAAGACAACCATGGTTCCGCCCAGATGACAATCTCCTGGGCTACAACTATGCCAACACGAGTTCGAGCACGCTTTCCACAAGCAATTACTCGTTTGGACTCAACTCCTATCTCCTGCCAAATCACGCAGTTGAGAAATCAGGAGAATCAGGTTGTGGACTAGTGGTACAAGTACCGCCGACATCAAAGTACCCAACCAAGCTCATCGCAACAGCAACATCGACTGAGACTTCGTACATCACAACGTACAAATACTCAGCACCACGAGCTCGAAGGTTTCTCGAACTAAGGTACAGACCCTTCGAAAACGCTCAATCGGGGAACACAACGAACTTCGCACAAGACATTTGGCCATTCCCAATGACCATCTACGAAGCAGCAGCAGACGACCATTCATTTGGCGGTCTAGTTCCTCCACCATTCATCACCAGAATGAAATACAACGTAATCATTCCAAACTACACCTCAGGAGCCAAGTCTTACTTCTGATTTGTTCTGGTACATGAAATTTTTCGGTTTTTAATTAATATTTAGATGTAATTTAACCAGTGAGTAAACACGGTTCGAATCCGGC